TCGGTGCCGATGGCCACGGCCCCGATGCCCAAGGTCTGCAGGATGCCCAGCGGCTGGCTGGACCCGGAGCCCGCTCCGTTGATGGCCGCGGCGTCGATCGCCAGGGCCAGCACGGTGGCCAGGTCGTTGCGGACGAAGGCCTCGACGTCGAGCGAGGACTGGATGAGGAGCTTCCTTGAGATGTCCGTGAAGGTGCCGACCGTGCGGGGCGACAGGGCGACCTGCCCGAAGGTCTGCTGGCTTTCCGTCACGTCGACGTTCTCGCCGACCCAGTAGGCCGTCGCGCCGCCCGTCTGCTTCGGGACGGCAATGTCGCCCACGAGCCCGCCGAGGACCTGCGCCCCGAGGCGGCGGACCATCATCTTGTTGCGCAGCAGCTCGATGAACGAGGACGCGAGCAGCTCGGTGGCCACTAGGTGCCCGCCGGCCGTGGGGGTCCCCTTCGTCAGGTCGCGTTTCGCCGTCATGACGTCATAGGGCACGAAGAACCCCTGGGGCGACTTGTGCAGGCGCTTGGCCACGGCCTCCGAGCACTCGATCTCGAAGGCGGCCAGGCCGCGGTTGCCCTCGGCCAGGGCGCGGATCGCGCGCACGACCGAGAACTTCCGGATGTCGCGGTCGGAGAGGCCGATGGCGGGATCGGGGTCGACCACGGGCTTCGGGTTGAGCCGCTTGAGCTCCTCGAGGGCCCGCTTGAATTCGTCGGGGCTCGCCCCGGTTTCCACATAGCGGAGGGCCACATCGGCGAAGCGCTTGTTGTCGCCTTCCCTCACGAGTCCCAGGATCGCCTTGACCCGGGTGGACTCCTCGTCGCCGCCCTGCTTCCGGGCGTCGTCGATTCGCTTCTGAATCTCCTTTTCGTCCATCGTCTTTTCCTCCTTGTCGGAAATGGTTGTCGCGCCGACGCCCTGGCCGGCGGAAATCTGCTGCGAACGGCCGACGCCCACGCCGGGGTCGGCCGGGACCGTGACCAGGGAGATCTCGAGGGGCTCCCAGTCGGTGACGCGGTATGTCGCCACGCCTTCCTCTTCCTTCTCGAGGACCATGGCATGGATGTAATAGGAGACGGATGTCGTCCTGAGCACGCCCGCGTCCACCTCGGCCCGCTTCTCCTGACCCAGCGCCGACGGGGAGAATCGGACTTTCGCGCGGCCGCGGCGTGCCTGCCCGTCGATACGGGCGTTCTCGACGGCCCCGATCAGGAGATCGCGGTTGTGGTTGAACAGGAGGCTGCCCGCCGCGTTGAGCCTGTCCATCCGCACCGAGCCGGGGCTGTGATCCAGGATCTCGACGCCCCACCAGCGTTCGACGGGGGTGTCGCTGGAGAAGGAAAGCTCGTAGACCCCTTCCTTTCCCTCCTCGGCCCGGCACTCCAGGTCGATCTGGCGCGACGGGCGGCAGGAGGCGTCCCCGCCGTTGATCCTGTCAATGAGCTGCCTGAGTTTCGGGTCCATGCTGCGTCTCCTTCCAGCGGCCGTTGCCGCCTTTGTCTTTGCTGGTTCCCGCCCCGGCCGCGAGGGCCTCGTCCCCGCTTTCGCCCGGTTTCGCCGTGCCTGCGGCGGCCAGTTTGAGCCCCTTGCGGCTCATATACTCCTGCTCGTAGACGAGTTGGTCGACGTGTTCCTCGAAATCCTTTCCCTGCTCGGCCAGCAGGTCCGTCCGCGTCGCCATGCCGGACTCGAGCGATTCCGTCATCGCCTTGCCGTCCTTCAGGGGATCCACCCACGACCACGAGCGGCCGCGCCAGACCGCCGATTCGCAGATCCGCCCGAGATCGGACAGCTTGACATCCAGCGTGCGGCGCAGCAGCTGCATCCGCAGCCACCCCTCGAAGACGCGCTCGCAGAGGTCCTCGATGAGCCATCCCTGGATGGCCTTCCAGGCATCGCGCTCCTCGAGGGTGCCGGAGCGGATGGAGCTGTAATTGACGCTCTCCAGGTCGGCGCCGAGGCTGTTGTAGGACACCTCGAGGCCGCAGGCGATGGCGCGCAGGACCTGCTTGACGAAATCCCGGTAGGATGTCGTCGGGTGCTGCGGGTCGAACATGTTCATCGTCGTGCCGGGGGGCAGGACGGGGAAAGAGCCGGGCTCGGCCTCGATGTATTGCCGCCCGTCGGCGTCCCGGTCGTCACCCTGGAACATGCCGTCGGCCGTCTCGATGAACCCCATCTTCGCGGCGGCGATGCGTGCGGCCACCAGCTCGGCCTCCTCGTAGCCGTCCAGCACGTTCGTCTTGGCCATCACCGCGTAGGCCCAGGGGACGCCGCGGCGCTGGTTGATGCGGAACGGGACGAAGAGGTGGATCATCTCCCCGGCGGGGATGCGCTCCCGCCGCTGATAGGCCTGCCAGTCGGAATAATCGTTCGCCGCCCGGCGGGCGACGTGGTAGGCCACCGGACGGCCCCAGGGGTCGATCTCCACCCCCATGGTGATCCGGTACCCGTTCGGCAACTCCGCGTTGTAGCTCTCGTCCACGGCGTCCGGCTCGATGAGCTGCAGCGCGAAGCGGTGCGGGTTTTCGTATTCGGGAACCACCCGGACGAACACCTCCCCGTCCCGGGCCACGGTGCGCAGGCAGAGATCCTGCAGGCGGGTCCAGGACAGCTTGCCCGTCACGTCCGGCGAGTGGCGCCGGCGGCCCCATTGCTGCCAGGCGGCCTCGATGGCCCGGTTCAGCTTCTCGTCGAGGCTCCCGTCCGGTCTCTTGATCTTGCTCTGGAAGGATATCCCGCCGTGCCCCAGCACGTTGACGGAGACCATGCCGATGAATTTCTTCATGTAGGGGTTGTTGATCGAGAGGTCGCGCGACCGCGCGCGGATCCTCGGCAGCTGGGCGCGCAGGACGGCGTCCATCGTGAGGTTCGCGGGGTTCCAGGAGGAGACGAGCCGGTCGGTGCGCGCGGCGGCAAAGCCCGTCGCGCTTCGCTTCCCGACCTTGCGGTACCCGAATTTCTGCAGGATGCGCTCGAGCATCAGAACCTCACGTAGACGTTCCCGCCCCCGTCGAGCCCCTTGCGGATCCTCTCGGCCCGCAGCTCGCGCTCGTATTCGCCGCGGTACAGCTGCCGGAGTTTGAGCAGGTCGGGCAATGGGGTCTTCTGCAGGGACCGGCCGTTGATCGAGTAGGACAGCTGATCGGCTGTAGCACGCCGCTCGATGACGGCCTCGATGGCGTCGAGCACTTTCTTGACATGGCTTCTTCCGTCTAGGCCGATGACGTATTCTGTCGGCCCCGCCACCACTTCGCACGCGCCGGTATCGACGATGTACTTCTCAAGTGAACTGCCGGAACCTCGTTGAACGCTGGCTACCCACGAATACGAGCCTATCGGATAGGAAGCCGTGTTAGATGCCGATTCCGAAACGACGTAATCGTTCCCATCGGCAGACGCTGTGATCGAAAACGCGCCGGACGGCCCCGCGAAGCTGTATTCGAGAGTCCATTCCGATGCAGGACATTCGACGGATTCGCCGGAGGAGTTGACATAACGAGTTCTGCTAGCTTCTCGACGCCATATCAGGGTAACTCCTCGGTAGATCGTCGTCGGTTCCTGCATCAAAATGGCCCCTTTTTTCCCCGCCGGGGCTTCACGCCCATGCCATGTCGCCACGGCTAAAGGAGAGAGGTGGAAGATAGTCTGCGCGGATTATAGCACAGTTTTCCGTTTTCTCATGCGGAAAATCCTAAATTTACCGAAACAGATGCTCAATGAACCGAAATCCATAGCAACTTTTACTCAAAATTTTCTTGACAGGTTTTTTTATTCCGCATCCGGGGGCACCTCGGTCAGCTTCCCGCGTGTCCGTCTCTGCATGAACTCCTCGATGTTCTGGGCGTGGGCGACCATGCGCCGGCCGATGATGGCAACGGGCAGGCCTTCCCGTACGAGATCGTAGAGCGACGGCTTCGAGATGCCGATGTAGTCCGCGATGGCCTGCGCCGTGATCAGGATCGTCGCGCTCTTGACGGGCGATCCGCTCATATCCTCATCCAGTTAGACCTTCTGTTTAGCCAACTACCAGAATGATGCGGCTTGCGAACGGCCTGGGCGTTCTGATCCGGCGATACCTGCGGTTTACGGGCCTCTGCGATCAGGCGAAGGCCGCCGCCGGGGAACTCCATCTCGACGCAAGCCGCCGCCAGAACCTCGGCGTCTAGCAGGTGGTTCGGCCTGTTGTTTCGGTTAACCCATTCCTCGCGTCCACGCTCGTCGATCTGCTTCTCCTCGGCGATGATCTGTGCCGCATAGTCCGTCCCCGTGTCCCGATGCAGGAAAGTCGCCCCCGGCAGTTCCCTCGTTTCGGGGTTTGCAGACAACTTGAGCCGGTAGTGGAGCTGATCCTTCGCCTTCGACGTGTCAATCGACAGGATGCGGAGTCCGGCGGGAAGCTTTTTCCCGCTCGGGGTCGATAGAATCTCGTTGCCGAGTCGAAGCATCCCCGGAAGCGTCGTGCTCGATCCCTTCGTTCCCCAGAGCGCAACCCCTGCGCGCCCACGGTTTCTCAATAGCCACAGGTATGTTTCCTCGGTCATGGACATATCCTCGTACTTCTCGCCGCCGCCCGTGTCGATGCAACACCGGAATATCCTCATCGTGCGGCCCGTGTCCCCGACAGGCCATGCCGTCTCGAAAACAAGCGTTTCCACTTCCTCCCATGTCTGAAGGAACCCGTAGTGGATCGTCCAACTCGTCATGTTCGCGGCCCATGCCTTGACGACGAACCAGAAACCGCTCTGCTGAACGTCGATCCCGCAGGTCAGGCGCACGGCTTCCTCGGGTACGGTCTGAGGTGGAACGGCGCACCGTGAGGCCAGTATCTGCTCCGCGCTACCGGAGATGACCTTCACGCGCCACGGTTCTGCGAGGTGTTTGTTGTGGAAGTCCTTGAACTTGTTTATATCTGAAAGGCCACGCAGGAACGACGCGGCGATCTCCGACAGGGAAACGAAAGGCGAAAGCCAACTAGGCAGGTGGAAGCCGATCTTCAGCGGGTTTCTAGATTTCAGCGATTCGTTGAGCGGCTCCCCGGTTTCCCTGTCGCGCCACCCTCCGGCCCTCACGGCGGCATCGCGCTCGTAGTCGTTCCACCTCGCAAGGCAATGCGGACACTCGTACCTAGCCAACTTGTCCGTTTCGATGACGGCGGGGTCTTCCGAGTGTTGCTTTCCGTCCTGGGCTGGTTCAGACGCTCTCGGCCAGACGATGCGCTTGAACTCCATCTTCTGGGTTTCGCCGCAAGCCGGACATTTCACGAAATAGTCGTAGATGACCTGCGCTTCCGTCGTCAGGGCCCGCCAAATGTTCCCCGTTTCCGTAGTCGGCGTGCTCACCTTCCAGATTTTCCGGCTGTAGCGGTATGTGATCGTCCGGGCCTCGCCGAGGGAAATCGGATCTGCCTCGCGCTTGCCGACCGTATCCATGTACTTGTCCACCTCGTCGAAGAACATGAACCGGATCGGCTTGTTGGCAAGACGCGACGCGGATCGCGCCCACGCGATGTAGACCTGCATGTGCTGTAGATTCACGCGCAGTTGCGATGTGTCGTCATCGACGCCCGTCATGTAGGAGCGCAGACGTGGGCTGTTCTTGATCATCGGCTGAATCCGGTCTTGAGAGTTCTCCTTGCCGGTCAGCTCGTCGGGATAGATGAACATTGACGGGCCGGGATCGCGGTCGATGGCGTACCCGAGACAGTTCAGCAGAAGCTCCGTGCCGCCGCATTGCGGCGACTTGCACAGGATGACCGTCTGCACGGATGGATACCATGAGGCGTCCATGACGCCGGAAAGATACGGCGTGACGTTGTTGCGCCACCGGCCCGGAAGGATGGAATTCGTGACATATCTGTATCGTTCGGACCATTGGCTTACGGGAATCCGGCGACGCTTCCGTAGCACCTTGCGCTCCGGGCCTGAGAACGAAACCAGGACGCGGAGACGCTTCTTGCCCTCGCGCACGCTTTCCGGCATCCACCGGCGCGATCTCGAAACGACTATCGCTTCAGATTTCTTCCTCGTCCTCTTCTTCCTCATCGTCTGTCGCCACGTCGGCAATGACCACCTCGTAATCCCTTTTCCGTGCGTAGCCGTCGATGTGCTCGTCGAGGTCTCGCACCATCGCGCCGATCAGATGTCCCGTCTTCCCGATGTCGCCGTCCACGAGACGAATCCAACTTGCGGCCTGTGATTGTACCCAATGCTTAAGGCCCGCTTCCAAGATGCCGGCCCTCGCCGCAAGCTCGATCTCCATCTGATCGCGCTCGATGTAAAGGCCCTGTTCTTTCCGAAGGCGCAGTTCCTTGCGCTCGACCTCGATCTCAAGGGCACGCAGTTCCCTTTCCAGTTTTTTTTGACGAAGGGCGACTTCGTCGTCGCCCTCCCTTTTCCCCGTATCGTTGCGCTTTAGCCACGCCTTTGCGTATCGGTCCAGCTCCTCCTTGTGGAAGTAGCCGTCGGCATCGGCAAGGAAACGTCCCTTCTTGCGGTCGTTCTTGAACGTCGTGGACTTGATCTTCCACCCGTTTTGTTGCAGGTACACGAGGGCCGCAGTCATGCTCGGGAATTTCCCCGCCGCCGCCGCACGCGATTGCGGAGGGTCAAGCTCATCGAGCATAGCTGACAGGGCCTTTTCAGCCGCTTGCCAATCCCGAAGCCGCGCCGCCGTTGGTTCCTCGCTGTACAGTTTCCCTGTAGCCATCCATGCCTGAGCAAGAGTTTCGACTTTTGAGCGTGACGCCGACCTCTTCGGCAGGGAATTCACCATTTTTTTTACACGGTCAACATCAAGGCCCATATACAACCAAATATCCTTCACGGCTTCGCCGTGGACATCGCCTCGCGCATCGCACGTCTGAAATTCTCCTCCCACGTCCGCTCAATCGTCCGTCTGGCAACCTCGTAGAACCTGTAAATGCTCCTGTAAGTAGGTTTACGGACAAAAATCATCACGGGCGTTATCGTCGAACCGCCCGAATAACCAGTTCGCTTGTAAATGCCGTGCCTGAGCCTACCTCCCGGCTTCGCAACGAAATAGGCGATCCCCGGCGAACCCCTCTTGCCCCTCAAAAGACGCGCACGGCCCTTAGCCGTCATGTTCGCACGGTATCCCTGCTCCCCGAACGCGCTCAGGTACGACAGGATTTGCACGATCTGTCCCCGTGACATATTACCGTATGCATCCAGGTCGGCCCCCGCACCCGGTACGACGTACATATTGGAAGGCAAAACGCCGATCCGCTGAAGTGCCGCCTCGAACCGCTTCACGTTGCGGTCTTGCGCGAAGATGTTGGGACTCATGTATTTCGTCGCCGGAGTACCCTTCCCAGCCCATTCCCGAAGGTAAACCATCGACGACAGGTTGCTCTTCGTCGCGGGTTTAAGAAACAAACTGCCTAACGTGTACGGCGTCGGGCGGTCGAACACCTTCTTCATCTCCGCTTCGAGGTCTGCCTTCACGTCCTGGCCCGTCCGCGTCAACGCCAATGCCGTCGCGTAGGGAAGTTGCTTCTTCTCAAGCTCAGAAAGCATCTCCTTCGCCTTGTCCATGCCCTCAAAACGGATCAATACTTGCATATGAGCACCTGCCGATTTGTCAATTCCAAAATCAAATTTTACGGAGCCGAACGCCGAGGCTCGAATTACCCGCGATCTTTTTCGCCCAGGAAGAACCTATTTTTTTACGAACCGCCGTTGCCGCCGTCTTCGTCCTCTTCTATCGAGATCGTCGCCGTCTTTTTCGCCATTGCCAACAGCGTTAGCATTGCGATGTCCTTTGCCGGGGTCGTATCGAAAACGTCGATGGTGAGCTTCGCCCCTCCCGAGGCGGTTGTCTTGAACCCTCCGATCTGCGCTTTGAACCTCATGCCGTTCTCCTTTCGCGTGTCTTGTGCATCTTGTTCTTGGCGTCATCTTCTCCAGAGCCTTTTCATCGTGTCCTCTAGAGACGCGATGTCATGCAATAGTATATCAGAGTTCAGTCATTTTATCAGCCTCACCTTCTCCCGCTCGAAACCGATGAGCCCTATCTGCGGCTTGACATCGTAGCCCATGGCCTCGTTCTTGATCTCGTGCTCCCCGGGCAGGTACTCAGGGTGT